TCGAACACCTCAAGGCTCTCGATGTCGAGAGTAGAGCCTTCCTCGTCGCCCTCCTGCACGGAAGTCTGAAGGGCGGCGAAGTCCTTGTAAATATCCCTGCGGAACTTGATACGGTACAGGCGAGGCACAGCGGCACTCGCCTTGAACGGAACCTCGATACCGTCAACGGTGATCGTCTTTTTAATAGCCATGCTATACCTCCTTACTCAGTCGCGCTGCCGGACTTGGTCGATGTGGAACGAGTGCCGGTGCTGTTGTTGGTTGCAGCAGTCGGCATATACACAGCGTTGTACCAGTTGTCGTAGGTGGTCTGGTCGGTGCTTTCGCAGGTCTTGGACTTCACCAGACCATTCGGCAGCGCCGATGCCTTGAGGGAGAGCTTTTCCGTCTTGACGCTCTTGCTTTCCTCGGTAGTCTCACCCTCAGTCGCAGGACGGGACGCAGAGCAGCAGTACAGCACATGACGGATGTGGTTCTTGTCGCCGTCAAACTCAAACATAAGAGCAAACTGCGATGTCTCTGCATCGTTGCGCTCCACCAGAACGCCCTTTGCATCAAGCTGTTCGCCGAGAATCGCCGTTGCAAAGTCGGTCGTGATGAGTGCGACCTCCAGATCGCCGTCATAGCCTGCGTTGTTGTTGATGACATAATAAACGCTGTTGTCAGCGTAGAAGTTCTCGTTTTCACCGTTCGCATCAATGCTCAGGGAAACTGCACCGGGCAGGCGTACAGGCGTTGCGAAGGTCGGAACACCATCATCGCTCCATGCTGTGATCTTTGCCCAATGCACCTTGTTCAGACCGAATTTTACCTTATTCTTCTGCAGTGCCATTGTTATACCTCCATTTCGTAAAGCACCTCGTAGAGCTTTTCGCTCTCGATCCAGCTTTCGGTTTTCGTGTAATAGATATTGTGCTGCGTCAGCACTTCCTCCACACGGCTTTCCGTATCAGGCGACTTTTCATCCGTATACAGCTCCACATCAAGCTGTTTGAAGCTGTGATACATCAGGTTATCCGCGCCGAAGGTATCCTCGCCGGGTGAGAGAAAAATAACAAAGGGCGGTTTCGGAGATTCGCCCTCGGCAAAATGATGATAGGCAAACGGCATCCCGATCTCCTGCATCATTTCATTGATTTCTTCATAGGTCATTTTTTTCCTTTCAGTGATTGATTTTTCTCCTTTAATCGTATATAATGAAAAAAAGGAGCTGATTATAATGAGTGTTGGACATGGTGCATTTTGCAAAAAGCTATCTGAGAATGATGAATGCGTAACATATGCCTATTCATCATTTAACTATAATAACAAAAAATATCTTAATGACGAGCGTATATGCGATGGAAAAATAATTATCTCAAAGAAAGTTTTTTCTGATAGTTGGGGCGTTCCGAATGATTCTTTTGCCGAACTTTATGACAAGGGTGATATTGTCATAGAAAATTGTTCTAATACGTGGTTGAAGTGCTCAATTGGCTATGATGTTATGGCAGCCCACCTTTGGTGTAAACTTCTCAGACAAATTCAGAAATTACAATGCTTTCCTGATAAATGCAATTATGAGGTATAAGCCATAATCATGACAGCGCCTCCTCGATAAGCTGCGTGAGCATTTCCTCGCCGTGTGCTTCCGCAGGGGCGATATGCGGCTTGCCGGATACACGTCCGCCGTTTCGCTTTGCATGACCTTTTTCAAGCAGGTGCGCAAGCTGGTAGCGGTCTTTCGAGTGAACGGTCATTTCAAGTGTATGGCTGTTCTCCTTCGTTTTCTTTGTCGCCCAGCTCTTGCGGTACTTGCCTGTGTGCTTCGGGGCATTAGCGGAGATTTGCTTCTTGACCTCAGTCGCTGTCTTTTTCACAGCGGCTTTCATAGCAGTATCGGCAAGGTCTGCATATTCCGTCAGACCGCACATGATTTCCGCCGCCATATCGTCAATCGAAGTCATCCTGCTCACCAGCCTTTCGTGTACCTGCCGTGATCTTCATATAGTCGAGCGATTTATAATTCGGCAGCACACCGTTGATGTCATACACCAGACCACGGAAGCGCAGCTTGTGCGTGGTGGTATCGATGCGCTTGGTATCGGGTGTCTGCCGGACAGTGAATTCCAGCGATACAACTTCCTGCGTCACGCCCGCCTCGGTTGTTTCCGTTGATGTCTTTACGGACACGGCAGCCCAGCAGGAGAAAACTTCCTCCCACCGGGCTTTGTGGTTGCCGATGCCGTCCACCTTCGTGCTGTGTTCGAGGAAGGCGATCCGTTGATTGAGCGTTCCGATCTCCATCAGATCACCCCTTCCCGCTGCGCAAACAACAGCGAACGGAGCGTGAGTGTCAGCTTGTGGTAGTCAGCACCGTTGCGGTTCTCGTAGAGGTAAGAAACAGTATACAGCATAGCCTGCCGGGTGGTTTCCTCATTGACCGCAAGTGCCGCATCGTCCATTCTGCCGACGTCCTGCACGAGCCGTTTTGCCGTGTCGATCAGAGAGAGGATGAGCTTGTCATCCTCGCAGTGATCGACTCGAAGGTAGTTTTTGGTTTCGTGAAGCGTGATCACGAGCCGGACTTGACCTTGAGCGTCTTGACTGCCTCCGGCAGGATGAGCTTGCCGTCGAGACGCTCCATTGCAAGGAAGCCGACCTGACCGGTCATGGCGAACAACTCGTTCAGACGCTTGAAGGTACGACCGGAACGATCGGCGATCCAGTAGTAGCTGAAATCACCGAATGCCATACACTTCGCACCCGCCTTGATCTCCGGCACATAGCTGGAGGTCTTGTACGGACGGTTAAGGATGGTGTCAGGCACACCAGCGGAAACGGACGGCTGCCAGATGTAGTTGCCGTTGCCGTCCTTCAGCTTGCGGAGTGCCTTGACCGTGCTATCGTTCAGCACCCAGACCGCCTTCTTGCGGTAGGGGCTGCGGAGCGAATAGAAAAGCTCCATCACATCATCGAAGGTGATGCTTGCGCCTGCTGTAGTCGCGCCGTCCTGTGCACCGCCGGTTGCATTGAAGATGCCGGTAGGCTTGCCGGTGCCGTTGCCGATGAAGAAGGCTTCCTCCTCCTTTGCGCCGATACGACGGGCAAACTCACGGGCGATATAGGACGGAAGGTCGAACACGCTGTCATTGAGAAGCTCCTCGGAGATCTTGATCGCCGTGCCGAGCTTATATGCGGAGAGCGATGCCTGACCGAAGGTGTCATCGGAAAGCGTGTACTGCTCCTCCTCATCCATCCAGACCGCATCGCCCTTCGATGTAACAATAGGAATCTTGCGGTCGCCGGAACTGGTCTTGATCACAGTTGCCATCTGGCGGAAGATGTTCTCTTCCTCAAGCGCCTCGATGAGTTTTCTCTCGAACTCATCCGGTACAAGATAGCCGCCCTCGGTATCCGTGCCGACATGGAGGTCGTTGCGCACATCGATCCAGTTACGATTGCGGATGCTGTTCCAGAAGGCATCGCTGTATGCAGCAGATGCGGTTCCGGTCTTTTCCGGCTCAGTATTCTGCGCAGCGGGTGTGGTGAGAATCGGTGCAGATGTTGCTTTCGCCATGTCCGCCTCGATCTCTGCCTGACGCTCCATGCGCTGGATTTCCTTGCCGAGGTTCACGATGGTTGCTTCCATTGCGTCATAGGTCTTGCTGTCCTCTTCGGAAAGCGTACCGTCAGCCTGACGCTTGCTGTCGAGGAAGTCGCGGGCGGTATCCCACGCCTTCGCTCTCTTTTCACGAAGTTCCTGAATAGTCATTATACATACCTCCAATCAGTATTTCAGAAGATTCAGCCGACTCATCAGCTGATCTACGGGTGTACCTTTGTGTTCCGCAGAGACCTTCTGCATCAGGCTCTGCATGGTTGCTGCACGGGAATAAGACATTGCCGTCAGGTTATCTTCCTTCGGCTCTTCCTCATCCGGTGTATCTTCATCGGGCTTTTCATCCTCATCCTGCCTCGGCTGCGGAGCGCTGCTTGCAAAGAGAATCCCGTCCACCAGTCCAAGGGACTGCGCCTTTTTCGCATTGAGCCACGTTTCCTCGTCCATCATGCGGGCGATCTTGCTGCGGCTCAGACCGGACTTTTCCTCGTAGGCATTGATGATGCTCTCCTTGACCTCGTCAAGCAGTTCGATTGCCTTCTGCATCGCTTCCTTATTGCCGAAAGCGGTAGTTGCGGGATTATGGATCATCAGCATACCCGTCGGTGCGATGAGGGTTTCATCACCAGCCATTGCAACAACAGAAGCGGCACTTGCCGCAATTCCGTCGATCTTGACTGTGACCTTGCCCTTATGATTGCGGAGCATCGTATAGATCTGCGATGCCGCAAATACATCTCCGCCCGGAGAATTCAGCCAGACAGTGAGATCGCCGCTGACCTTTGAAAGCTCGTTACGGAACATGGCAGGCGTGATCTCATCACCGAACCATGTGTCTTCCGAAATCGGTCCGTTGAAGATCAGCTCGGATGCGCCGGTGTCTTCATTGCGTACCCAGTTCCAGAACTTATTCATCTGCATTTTCTCCTTTCATGTTTGAAAATTCAGCCGTGCGTATTCCCCAAAATAGAATACAGCGGCTCTGTCATATGCGTGTGCGGCATCAACAGGATTCGAGAAATATCCGAGAAACTTAAAATGTCCATCCGGATGAATATAAGCCATAAATCTGCCTTTATGCTTATCAAAACAAACGCCTTTGTATCCTGTGGTATTTGAAACGGGCATTGCTGAATTTTGTGTATTGCAGTGCTGTGATGTTATGCGGAGATTGCATCTGCGGTTATCATAGGGGTGACCATTGATATGATCGACAACACCGTCGGGAAAGCCCATCAGCAATCTGTGAAGTTTTATTCTGCGCCCTTCTTTTGACTGTGCAGTCGCATATCCTTCTTTGGATACCGACCAGTAGTAGGCGGTAACAACAGCAAGGTCGGCCGTATCGAAAATGAATGAACGACCGCTTTTCACTATGCATTTCATATGATCACCGACCGATTCATACCGGTCTGCGCAATGTCCGCAGGTTTTGGTATGCCCGCTTCGCAGGTAAGAACCTCTTATCTCTGCTGTATTGCCGCAATCGCATCTGCAATACCATACCGTATCGCGTCCTTTGTACATACCGCACGGGGAGATTACAGTAAGATGGTTGCATCTCGCGCCTGTCATATCAATTTTCATTGATGTTATCATCACCGCCTTTTTCATACGCAGCCCCTGCCATATTCAGCGGAGTCATGCTTCCGTTTACCATGAAAGTATTGCCGCCTTCCTCGTCGGGGATAGAATTCATATCCTCCAGCGTCCTCACATCATTCGGGCACAGGAAGCCGTTCTGAATACCAATACTATAGCCCTGCATTCTGCTTGCATAATCGCCGCGCAGCAGCCCTTCCACGTTGAATTTGATAAAGTAGCGTCCCTTTTCCGAATCCGAAAGCAGAGCCTTCTGCAATCCCTGTTCCCAGCGCACCAGCCACGGATCAAGGGTATACTTGACGAATTCCAGCGACAGATGCTCGATGTTGGAGAAGGTTGCATGGTCGAGGTCGCCGATCATGTGCAGCGGCACTCGGTAGAGCCTTGCAATCTCCTCAATCTGGAATTTGCGGGTTTCAAGGAACTGCGCCTCATTATTCGGAATGGAAATCGGCGTGTACTTCATACCTTCTTCGAGGATTGCGGTCTTGTGGGCATTGCCGCTGCCGTATGCCCGCTGCCATGCCTCACGCACACGCTCCGGGTTTTTGATCACGCCCGGATGCTCCAGCACCGCCGAGGGCGATGCGCCGTTTGCAAAAAACGATGCACCGTATTCATCACAGGCGACCGCAAGCCCGATGGCGTTTTTCGCCATTGCAATGGGGCTGTATCCGACCAGACCGTCAAAGCCCAGTCCCGGAATATGCAGCACCTGTTCCATCGGCAGGATGATCTCACCCTGCTGCCTGAAATTCGGGTTGTGTTCGTCGTACCGGCTGTAGCGGTAAATGAGCCTGCCGCGATCGTCACGGTCAACACGCACCTTATCCGGCATCAGCGGATACAGCCCGATGACATCACCTCTGCCGTTTCGGATAATCTGCGCATAGGCGTTACCGTAGATCAGCAGGTGTGCCATCAGCGTTTCCCGGAAAACGAATGACGTCATTTCCGGATTCGGCTGGTCGTGCAGCAAAAAATATAGCGGGTGCCTCGGCACTCGCTCTTTTCCGTTATCGGTGTACTGGTAGACGTGCAGCGGCAATTGTGCAATCGCCTCCGACAAAACTCTCACGCAGGCGTAAACCGCAATGATCTGCATTGCCGTGCGGTCGTTGACACGCTTACCTGCCTGTGTCCGTCCGAAGAAATAACTGTATGACGGGCTGTCGTAGCTGTCCTTCGGCTTGTCCCGTGACCGGAACAGTCCGCTGAAAATGCCCATGAGCATCACTCCTCTCGTTGACTTTTTGTATGACTTGTGATATAATAAAGGAAAACGGAGAATTCCGCTGTAAATCGGAATTTAAAGGAGAAGAATGTTATGGATTACTTTATTGACAGTACCCTGCTCAATTATCAATTGATTAGACTGAATAAGCTTGGGTTTCCGGAATTAGAAAAGAATACAAATATAAGAGTTGTTGTAAAGAGCGGTGACAACTTTTATTCGTTTGATGATTGCCATATTGATGACACGGATGATAGAAGATTGAGAACACCATTGCCAATTGTAATTTGGATAAAAGAGAATTTTCCTGTTTCAGTTGCATTTTTCGCTGCAAATGCCGATAAAAAAGCCCCCGGCGTTTGGAAGAAAGATGATATTGCAGCCTTCAAAAAAGCATTAAAATCTCCCGAACATAAAATGGATATACCTGCTGAAACTTTAAATATTACTTTAGAACAAGATGAAAACGGCGTGAATTATCTCCTTATCCAAGAAGGATTCAAGATCACTTGTGAAAATGCCGAACGTTATCTCTCGGCAAAAGCTCTTTGTTCTGTTTTGCCGTATATCATATCCGGCGTTCAGAATACGTCATTGAAAACAGACATTTCTAACGGTCGTAAGGCTTATATCATTGACCAGACAACAAAGTGGCTTTCTGTTTCAGAGTATACTGCAACCCCTTTTAATCATCCGGGAATCTATATTCTTAGAAGAAAATGTGATGATAGGCAGTATTCATATTACATTGGAAAAGCAACTGATATTAAAACGCGTGTGATGAGGAATGGAGGAAAGCTATCACATCCTGATGAAAAAGAATTGGATGATAAGCAGTACGATGACATTGCGTGCATTTCGATTCGATTTGACGATATTCTCAGGGTATATGATTGTTTGACAGAGAATAATGAAACAAAGGAACAGAACCCTCCGGTAAGCAAGGGAAGTCAGGTTGATTACGCTTTATATTCTATTGAAGATATCGCGATTCATGTTGCTGCGATGATAATGTTAAGTGAAGGAAAAAGGCTTGACAACAAGCAATATAGAGAATATACAAGCGAACAAATTGCTAAATTCTGATTTGTAGCTCTACAAAACCAGCATCTCCCTGCTGTCATAAATGCTGTCGCCGGAGTCGTTCCCACAGCGGATTGCCCGGTCGAGAGCCATGATCGTGGCAACCGTTCCGTCGATCTTCTCTGTGGACTTTTCCTTGTCGGGCTTGATGTTGCCCGCCGGATCGCGCTTGATGAAAATGTTATCCATATTCCAGCGCAGCACCGGATGCCCGTTGTGGGCGATCTTCTGCTCCAGCGTCAGCTTCATCAGCTCTTTGGTCGGCGGAGACATATCACGGTAGCCCTGACCGAACTGCACCAGCGTGAAGCCCAGCCCTTCAAGGTTCTGCGACATCTGCACCGCGCCCCAGCGGTCGAAGGCGATCTCCCGGATGTTGAACCGTGTCCCAAGTTCGTCGATGAAGTTTTCGATGAAGCCGTAATGCACGACGTTGCCCTCGGTCGTCAGAAGGTAGCCCTGCTTTTCCCAGAGGTCGTATGGAACGTGGTCACGGCGGACACGGAGGTCAAGCGTTTCCTCCGGCAGCCAGAAATACGGCAAGATATAGTAATGGGCGTCCTCTTCGGTCGGCGGAAACACCAGAACGAAAGCCGTGATGTCCGTGGTCGAGGACAAGTCCAGACCGCCGTAACATACACGACCTTCGAGGAAGGATTCATCGAAATCGACCTTGCAGGCGTCCCATTTGTGCATCGGCATCCAGCGGACGGTCTGCTTCACCCATTGATTCAGACGAAGCTGTCGGAAGGCGTTTTCTTCGCCGGGATTCTGCTTGGCGGATTCGCAAGCGGCTTCCACCTTGTCCATGCCGATTGTTTCACCGAGGGACGGATTCGAGTTTTTCCAGACCTCCGGAGAAGTCCAGTCGGCATCATCGGGAGCGCCGTAGATGACTGGGTAGAAGGTCTTGTCAATTTTTCTTCCCTCAAGGATATCTTTTGCTTTCTGATGCTGCTCGTAGCAGATGCTGTTCGTGTCCGTGCCTGCCGTTGTGATAAGGAAATACAGCGGCTGCATTCGAGCATCGCCGGAGCCTTTCGTCATAACGTCAAACAGCTTTCGATTCGGCTGGGTATGAAGTTCATCGAACACGACTCCGTGGATGTTGAAGCCGTGTTTGCTGTACGCCTCGGCGGAAAGCACCTGATAGAAGGAGTTGGTCGGGACGTACACGATGCGCTTCTGCGAAGTCAGTATCTTCACTCGCTTATTCAGCGCAGGACACATTCGTACCATGTCAGCGGCGACATCGAACACAATCGCCGCCTGCTGCCGGTCGGCAGCGCAGCCGTACACCTCGGCACGTTCCTCGCCGTCCCCACAGGTAAGCAGCAGGGCGACCGCAGCGGCAAGCTCTGACTTTCCGTTCTTCTTCGGAATTTCGATGTATGCCGTGTTGAATTGGCGGTAGCCGTTGGGCTTCAGAACACCAAACAGGTCACGGATGATGCGCTCCTGCCAGTCGATCAACTCGAAGGGCTTTCCCGCCCATGTGCCTTTCGTGTGGGCAAGGCACTCGATAAACCGGACAGCGTAGTCAGCGGCGGCTTTATCGTAATGGGAATCCTCCGCCATGAACTGCGTCGGTGTATAATCTTTCAGCTTTCGCAAGTGCCTCACCTCCATGAGAAAGGCGGCTGCCCTCCGGTAGCCGCCTTCGTGTTTTTAGTTGTATTCGTGCATC